CACCACGTCCAGCAGTCCTCCCTGTCCGTTGGCCCAGACTTTGGGCACCCCTGTTATCGGGTCTGACAGCCCTTTTCCGGCCTGCCAGTGTTTCAACTGGCCGCCCTTCAACGTCACGAGCAGCCCTTTATTATCCGGCAGGAACGCCAGCGACCAGGGGTGTTCGAGTTTGTTCTGCAATACCTCAACCTTAACCGCATCAGGCGCAGCAAGGAGCGAAAACGGAAACAACAACGCAGGCAGGAAAATCAGCGAGGATCGGTGCATAACGCGCTCCTTTATCGGCATATGGCATAAAGATTAGCCACTACGTCCGGGCACGTTATCACTTTTACAAAAGCTTAATCAGAAGGGGGAGTTGCCTCCCCCGGAATCAGTGCTGTTCAAGCTTCGCGTGCTCGTTCAGACACATGATGCATAGAGAGAGCGTTGTCAGGCAGTTTTCAAGCTTCTCCGCGTTTACAGCGATAAAAGTCGGGCAGTCATGGCGTCCGTTCATCAGACANNGGTGCTTTTTCACGCATGAAATTGCAAAGTTCAAAGAAATTATCACGCAGATGTTCGCTTTCGCTGACTGACATATACCCTTTCGCCTTCCTCAGCTGCAGATATGCGGCAAGGTCGATTCGGGCGTTGATCAGCTTGTTCAGCAGATCGCGTTTCAGTCTGTCAACGGACATGCTCATTCCTCCTCTGTCAGCCCCTGTGCACAGTCAGAATAAGGTTATTTTTTGTACAGTTTAATGCCTGAGATCAATTATTCTTAACTGATTAACATTCTTTACAATGTTACAACCTTCGCGGGCATCATCTGCACTGCAAAGAGTGTATAAATCCCCCGCGATACGCTGTAAAATCCCGCCCTGATAACTCCATAATTGATGAATTTTTAACCTATGAGCAATGTTACGCACCCGCCGAAAATCGGCTTTGTCTCCCTGGGCTGCCCTAAGAATCAAGAAATAAGATCTGCCTAATAAATATTCATTCAACGTTATCTATTGAAAAGACGAAAAAAGAGGCCATTGGCCTCTTTTGTTTTCCAAAAATTTATCCCTTAGGCGGATATGGATCGTTGCCATAAGAATCACGAGAACGAATCTGCCCATCACGTCCATGAATTAACAATTCACTTTGTTGATGTCGAGCTATCTCACGAGCAGCTTCTATAGCTTCCGCTTGCGTTGAATGTACAGAAGTTGCTCGTTCATTGCCTTCACCTTTTACAGCCCATCCATCAGGATGCGTTACTACGTGTTGGTTCTTACCCATATAAGTACCTGCTGTGTGAGATACACCATGTGGTGCAATAAGTAAGTATAGACACCATATGTTGCGTTACGCTTGCTTAAAATCACATTTTCAATATATTAAATGTCACAGCATCACAAACTGGGTAATGTCGCTTAAATTTTTTATATAATGATGAGCATACCAATTCTTATATTAATAGAAAAAAAATCACCACACAAATTTTAAAAATCCGAATAAGCCATCTCATAAATCATTAGAATTAATTAAGTAACACTTATAAAAATTAAACCCGTATGTTTTAAATATATACGGGTTGGTTAATTTATTCAATCAGTCTACGTTCTCACTGAAAGTGGCAACTAATTCCTCAGCATCATCTAAGCTCATGAAATTTGCAAAGTACTCGATTCTGTCTCTACGCTCATTCTGATCATAATCATTATTCAATAATCCCCAAGATAATCCTGGAAATTGAGCAAGTCGTCTAAAATCTTTTATGAGAAGTAAATCTCTCACAAATCCCAATACATTGCTTTCCTCTTCAACTTCTAAAAAAACCTTAGAATAATTATCAGGGATAATAGACTTCAACTCTTGGAAGTTTTTAATTCCTAAGAATTTAATCTCATCAATGAGATCATCTAAGAATTTATATTTATTAGAATTTAACTCTATAAGAGTAATCCCCAACTCTGAAGCGATTTGTCGTGAAAACTCTACAATAGATAAAGTATCAATTTGATTGGATTCAGAATTAATCAAATCTTCACCCTTCAGATCTGCTTGATACTTCACAATCGAATTTATTATTTCTGAAAATCCTTGGTCGGCGAGTTCAAGCATTCCTGAGTAGAGATTTATCTTTCTCTCAATTGCTAATGGCAGATTCACACCTAATTTATAATTTCTATCATGAGTTAATTCAGCCCAAGCATGTTGCAACATTGTTCTAACCTGTATCTCACATTTCAAACCAGATATGTATTCATATTCTGCTAAGTCTTTTCGCTTAGAACCGATGTCGCAAACATAATGTATAGATCTATACCCAATTTTATCCTTTGATAACCTTTTCTCGTTATCAACGCTATTTTCCGAATCTATATTGAAAGCATCCGCTATCAGAGCACAGACTTTATCTATATCCGATTCAAAATATAAAATAACTCTCACCCCTGAAAAATCCATTAACTCGGCTTTTGGCTTTTTATATTTTTTCCTCTCTATTTTTTCGTAAACCCCATCTTTTGTTTTAGTTCGATAAGATACAGACAAGTAATCTATTCCTTTTTGTTGCAATAGATTTTCCAATATAAAGGTAATATATTTACCTAAAAGTTCATACTTGGGCAAGTATTCCGTTAACCAAGAATCGTTGATTTCATCCATTTCATTTTCCTATTTTCTAAGATGTGCCTCCTATCAAGATTACCAGTAGTTTCCATACTTCATCAAGAGGTAATGGTGGCAACATGACGCCAAATGCTGCCAACACAGGAATGATAAGAATATTCCATATCACTACAATCGTTAACACCCACCCCAACCCATGACGCCAAGTGAATTTTTGCTGGTTTTCCTCCACCGTGATCTTATTTAGTCTCTCGCAATCCTGAGTATTTAATCCATTTTTACGATGTTCTTTTTTCTGGAAGAAAACCACTCCCAGTTTAATAAGTTCTCTAATAATACTTAACATATATTATCCTTGTATTTGACAAACACAAGAAAATACGCGATGACCTTTGTAGATGTGGTTATAAGATAGTAGTACCTGCACGTCTATTTTATCTTTTAGCAACTCCACCATTAGTACATCACCATCACTCACGTTAGGTTTTGTATGATGATGGAAGCTGTATACGACTAAATCACCTTTTGTTTTATCAACCTTCTTTTTTATGAGCTTACTACCAGATAGTGCTTTATCATATGGTATGGTTACACTTACTGGTTGGATTGTCTGAAAAGAAAAATCTGTTAGTACAGAATGATCATAACATGGGAAATTTTCTAAGTTATCCATCTTAATTCCTCCAACGGTAATCAAACGTACCGCGTAATGTTCTTAATTGTTCTATTACTTTTTTCTCGGTTTCATCGTAGAAATCAAACAATGGTTTTCTACCTACGGAACCATAGTAACCAATAACTCTCTTTTCACGTGCCAGTTTAGGATTACGTTTAGAGGATTTCTTGGTAGTATCGATCAAGTACGTAGTGCCGTTCTTGCTCTTTACCTTTTTGTATTTATTACTTCTGGATTTAGCCCGAAGTTGCTTAATGTTCCCTTCTTTAGTCATATTTGCGTTTCTACTAATAGGAATGATTTTCTTTTCTGTAGTAGTGTTATAGGACGGGTCAAGGATGTACTTTAAGTATGAGGTTTGGTTAGGTAGTACTATTATTTGGTTTACGGTTTCGAAGTTATTAACTTTTTGAAATTTGAAGAATACAGAACGTGATGTAAATGACACTACACCGCCTGCCGCTTCACTGCTTATCTTCTGTTGGATTTCTTTCGAAACAAACCGTATACGATCACTTAGTTCTTTCTTGAACTGTGAACCTATTCGTGGACTGTTTCGGTTAATGAAGGTTCTCATATCATTTGGACTATTGCCTCTACGCCATGCCATAAATCATCCTTAATTTAAAATTTCATATAGTGATTGAAGGATTCCACGTATACGTACTGCATCCTTTCCACTTGGCAAACGTGCCTTATGCATAACGGAAAGATTAATATTTCCCGTTTTCAATCCCTGATTAATGATAAGTGCTGTTTCTACAAATAGTGTTTCTTTCATTGATGGAAAAGCCCACAAAATGGTACGAGTATAATCTAAGCCATCTTCTATCTTTTGATTAACTATCTTTGAACTTGAACTGTACTCACGCCATCCATTTTCAACTGAGTTAGCTTTTAGTTTCTTAACGTCCTTAACTCTCTTATACATCTGTTTACTACCTATATAAGAGGTACTGTCTTCAAACTGGAACAAGTACACGAATCCTACATAACTACCGTTTGTTAATTCTTCCTCACTCCAATCATCATTGTAAATCCATTGCTTCATATAAATACCCTATGATAATTGTTATAAGGTATTTATTAAATGGATTTAAAAAACAGGCTAATTAGCTATGAGGGATCAATTGCCTATCAAACTAAAGTTGGTTATTTTAAGAATGGTAAATTTTGGACATATAAAGATAGTCTTGGTTATCCAACTATTGGGTACGGTCGACTACTAAAACCTGGTGAATCATATCCAAACGGTATCACACCAGAACAAGCCGAACGGATGTTAGAAGAAGATATCAGTACTGCTAAGTCTGCTGTTCGCTCATTAGGATTAGATTTGCCTGCTGACTGGCAGGACTTCATGATTATTATGGTCTTTCAACTTGGCCTATCAGGTACTTTAAAGTTCAGAAAGATGATTCAAGCCTTACGTGATAAAAACTATAAAGAAGCGATTGTACAGGCAAAGGATTCACTCTGGTACAGACAAACCAAATCACGAGTAGATCAGATGATTGCAGAACTCACCAACAAATAAAAAAGGGGCTATTTAGCCCCTTTTGTTCTTTAGCGTTTCAAGCATTGTAATTACACGCTCAATTTTAATATCAAGCATATGTACACTATCTTCTAAGTTTTTTAATGTCTTCTTCATTTGATCTTGTTCCTGCTCAAGCGAAGTTAGAGACTGATCCATCAAAGCAACTTTCGTTTCAACGGTAGAAATACGTGCATCTAATTCGTCTGAGTCAGATGTAAAATCCCTATAAACAGTCCAGCACAATACTAAAGCTGAAACAATCAATGAACCCATAGTTAAAATGTCCATTTATGTTCCTACGTATTATATTTGGTAATAGTATTTATTAGGCGTTATATATAGGTTGATCACCAGCTCTATATACCAAAGCATTTAATAAATCTGGTACATCAAGTTTGGCAGTACCGGAACGGTTAGTAGTACACATCACATAGATATAGTTCCAGTTGCCACGTCCTACAGGTGGAATATAGATACCATTTAATCGGAATGTATATGGTGTGTTATTACCACCATTGCCTGCATCAACATACGTTAAGTTAGTCATACCAATACCATCACCACCCATACGAATATAGAAGTACTGACGTTCATATGAACCTAATGTAATTGTCATGTTACTATCAAGATATCTACCAAAATCCTCACCACGTATACGTAACGCTACATAGTGCTGGTTTGCAACTGGATCTAATCCAACCTGTCCACCTGACACTGTTTTAGAACCGAATATGAACGGTACTGATGCAATACCTGTAGACTGAGGGCGACAAATATCACCTACGATACGTGCGGCACTCAATGTACCAAGAATGTTACAGTTTTCATTGATAGTAACGTTATTGAGTACTCCGCTGTTCGCAAAAATCGTACCTCGAATAGTAGCGTTACCAAAGTTGGCTGTACCGTTCTTATTGATCATCCATCCAACAGTACCATCCCAATTACTGGATTGTATCTGTTGGCTAATCTTCGCTGAGTCGATCACGCCGTCCATTATGTGAATATTACGTACTGCCCCATTTGCGAGTTTTAAATTATCAATAGCGGCATCCTGGATTTTCGCACGTGAAACGGAAAGGTTATTTATCATAGCCTCATTGATCGAGGCCGTAGCTATTACTGCTGAGTTAAGAAAAACTTTCCCATTTTGAACAACAAGTGGATAAACCCTGTCTGATAGTTTGGCACTATCAGTACTGATAACACTAAAGCGATCCGCCATGACGGTAAACACTGATGTTTTTTCATCTGCGGCTAATGCGATACCGGAAATATTACCATTGTTTGATACCTGTAGCTGCCAGCGTGACCCAAGTTCATCTACGATCTGTTTCTCAACAATGCCAGTAGCCGTATCACTATTAAGAAGACTATCAATAACATCTTCATTCAATTTGCTGTATGGAACCTTCGTATTCTGGTTAAAGCCGATAGTAGGCGACCATACCAATTCATCCTGTCCGAACACGTCGTAGGCTGCTACACGTGCGAACCATGAATTATCTTCAATTGGGAATGAAGCAGTATAACGGTTAGCACTGCTAAAGTACTTCGACCCTGAGCTAAAGCCCTCATCAAGTGCGATTTGAAGAACGATTCCCGCATAATCCGGTACGTTTGATTCAGTCCACTCAATGAACACAGAATCATAACCACTCTTCAAATTGATACCTAACAATTGTGGGTGTTGTGGGTTACTAACTTCAATCTGAACTTCTTCACTATAGATACCAGTACCCCAACCATGAGCGATAATCCCAAACACACGATAACGGCTAAGGCCATCACTGGTATTCATTGAATATGAGTACGTCCAGTTGCTTGTAGTTGTGTAGTATGACGTGATGTAATTACGATAACGGTCATATACACGGATTTCATAGTATTTGAAGAAATCGGCAAAGGTTTTACCATTAACGGCTAAGTTGCTCTGATCATCCCAACGGAAAATAAAATCTTGAGCATATGTCTGGTTTAAACCCATATCATCATTCACCATATCGAGATTAGTAATCTTAGGTAGAGCAAAAATAACTTGTGGTGTTTGATTGTAGATAGCTACTAAGTCAGATGAATAACCCAATGTGTTGTACGCTTCAATAGCGAAATCGTACTGTAAGCCATATAGAAGATTTAATATCTCAAAACTCGTAGAATACTGGCCTACGTTACCAATGCTGATCCAAACACTGGAATCACTGCGTTTATAACGAATCTTATAACCACGTACAGTTGTATCCTGACTAAGATCCCATGTTAATAGAACGGTGTTACCTGATGCCGTTGCCCCTAAACGTTGAGCCTGTAGGTTACTTGGCGGTTCTACGTATGTTGGGTTAGGGAGATTAGTCAAACCTTCCTGGGGGAATTGTCCCGGATCTTTTCCTTGATATATACCATCATCATATGAAATCGCGGTGATCTGGATAATGCCTGCTTTATCAACGGTCATTGGTACAGTACGTTGAATACATCTGTACTTGTTATTACTAAACCCAGCTTCTTTAAAATCAATTGTAAACACATCATATACTTTCATATCTGTTACATAGGTATTGAAAGTAATCGTGTTCGTAATGTACTTAGATTTTAGTAATTCAATGTTACTAAGAATAGCAAGCTGATTTTTATCCTGTACCCAAAGATAGTTTAAATCCTTCTTGATAATATAACCATCTTTAGCAATGGATGCGTTACTAATGGCATCACTTGGATAACGGATAATATCTTGCGAATAGTCATTGCCAGGGTTAGTATAGGTACTGTCCATTGTATTAAAATAGTCAGACTTAGAACCCGTTGTGATATTCACACTGCCAATAATATTTGTTTCATCAAAATGTACACTTGGAATATCTGGAGCATCAACGGTTAGATAGTACTTACCATTTGATTCATAAAGTACACCACCAAATGTTTGTAGAATATTTTCAATATTTTCCTTAAAGGATTTATCATATTGAATATTACCATTGGAATAGAAATGATTCTGAGCACAATAGTTTGCCATATTACGGAAACTGGTAATATCAATATCATTAGGATCAAGGCCGAATCCAAACTCTGTATTAGTGATAAAATCATATAGTTGGCTTGGTGGGTTTGAACTTGGTTTACGTACATTATCAGTTAAGTCATAGATCATACGCCCACGCATTTCTACCGATAATGTATAGTTCTGGTTCGTTAGAATCCCATCAATCAATGAATCGTTGGTTTTCTTGATTACGGTACAGATCTGTACAAGACCATCACCACGCATGTTGTCAGTCCATTGACTACCACCATATTGACGGGCAAGCGTCATAGAACCACCGTAGGATGGCTTACCGAAACGTACCTCAATCTGTAAGTATTTGCGGTACTTCTCAATCATCATTGAGGTAGGTACGATCCCTTCTGTGGTGATGTACGCACCATCCATGAGTACCGGAGCATTATCAAAATAGATTTGCTTGATGACGCCTTGTGATTGTTCCCCTGGTACTTGACCGATTTCACCGATACTGATCGCGTGAACCGTACATAGCTGGTTTGAAGTACCTTTATAGACGTTCTGCCATACGACGATAGAGCCTAACTTGTTATAGGCTACCTCTGTTGCGTTGCGGTTAGAACCGCCGTATGAAATCGGTATGCCAGTACTTGGTGATGTTGATCGGGCATTGTTACTACCCGTACTCGGATACGTTACCCCCATTTGGCCTACATTCATCATCTGTGATGAACTAATGTAAGATAGTGCTGCTGTACCAATACCTATAGCTACTACTGCTGCTAAAGCTAACCCTGCTGCGTATGCGGCTGCGGCTGCTGATGCCCCTGCGATAATAGCTACGGCAACTGCTGCTACTGCCATAGTTATTCCCCTTTAAATCTGTATATTTTGTCTTTTTCATTTGGGATATATTGAGAAACGATATAGTTAGATTTGTCTTCTGATAAAATTACAACTTTCCCACGCCAATAAACGGTACTGTGACCTGATGAAATGATGATATCCCCATCAAGTGGTTCACTTACTAATTGGCCTTTGTCTTTACACAATAGATGTAGAGTAGAATAACTACAGTTTGCTTTTGCGTATTTTCTACCTGCTGTTGGTGTCGTGTATTCCTGATAGATTTCATCACGGTAATTACTGCCAGTGATCATATCAATTACTGTTAGCACCATGATATGACAATCATTAGTACCGTACACTAAAGGTTCACCAACTAAACCACTTAGGTACTCTGTTATAAATCCGTTTTTCATTATTTCTTACTACTCTTCCAGAATTGCTCTGAACTATTTAGTATTCCGATTAGGTCAAAGAACTTGTCACCAGTGTGTAATGATTGGTGTACTGATGTACTGGATAACAGGCGTTGTGTTTGGTCTAACTTCTTCCACAATGAATTTAGATTTACTGTTGTTTCATTTGTGATATTACCTGCTGTGTTGTTAAAGTCAGAACTAAAGTAATCAATGTAACCACTAAACATACGATAGGCATATAGAATACCCCCTGTAGCTGGGTTAACAATTCCCATCCAGATATTAACTTTGGCATCATTCCACAATCCACGTAACGCCATAGATAGATAATCCTGGCTTACATTACTTACTTTCAAAGAAGTACCGTTATTGTTGATTTGTGTTTTTTCAACATAGTTTGCAAATGATGAATCAAGGAAATCAGGTACAGACTTATAGTTAATTCCATTATAGTTTTGATCGGCAATGGCATCAGTTAGATATATGTTACTTCCAGTAGGTGGAAGTACATCTATTAGTTTTACCATAACACCACATTGATATAGTTCTTTTTCTGTTAGTACGGTTTTGTTATCGCCTCGTGTAAGATTCCAGTACGCGACAAGATCCGCATTAGTTAGTACATTACTTGGAATTGACATAAATTAACCTCTGATGTTTTCAGTTGCATTTATTGTCACTTCCATAATGTTTGTACTTGGCATTTGGTATGCTGCGTTCTGTGGTGTAAGAATAAATGAACCTTGAATATTGTCATATTTCACTATTTCCCCAACTTGGATGTTTTTAATCAATCCTGGGAAAATAGTAATCACGTTGCCAGTGTTAGCAATTATTCGATATAGTTTTTTGTGTCCGTTGAATTGAACAACAGTACCAACTTCAAGTGTATTAGCATTAACGGCAATAGATGTAGCCCCCGCTGTTCTTGCTGCTGTTGTTTGTACTTGTGACGCCTGAGTACCGCTATACTGTGACCACCATCCAAGAGACATATCAAACGGCCTACCCTGTCCATATAGAGCATAGAAGTTAGCAAGTTCCGCACGATTCATTTTATTAAGAGTTACTTTAAAACTAAGTGTGAAGTACTGAGAACCTACAACACGTGTAATAGTTTCACCTGTCCATGTTTGGTTTTGAAATTGTGGCATATTGTCAGTTAACATGAACTCACTAATAAGAGTGTTATTTAACATATTATTATTCCTTTAATATTCAGCCCACAATCCATGTGGGCCATATGATATTTATACGTTATTCTTCTGAGATTTACGTGTTGCCTGAACAATAGTATCGGCGTGTTTATCACACATCTTTTGAAAATCAGCATCGGAAATCTGACCATTACTATTAATAATTAACGGTGCGTCAATTTTAATATCACCAGTACCGCCGCTATCTTGATTGCTTAGATACTTAGTTAGATCCTGGTTCAGTGATTTACCTACTACACGTTCACCTTTTTCAAGATTGTAAGTACCAGTACTTGGTAGTGAATCCCAACCATCATGGGCTTGACCTTGAATTTTAGTACCTTTGATAGTACTGACAATGGAAGCACCTTGAGCTGCCACCTTTAGTCCTGCTGCGATACCCATAGGCCAACCGAGTTTGATAGCTTCGGAGATACCCTGCTGAATATTGATAATACTTTGTGCAATCGCAATACCTTTAGAAATAGCAAAACTTGCTTGTGCTGCTGCTGATGACTCACCGAACACTCCTGATAAGGTAGTTCCAAGATTTGATGCACCTGCTGCATACATAGATAGTGTCTTGTTCGCTGCGTCTACGTTCGCCTGTTCGATCTTGGTTGTTGTTGCCTGGCTAATTGCGGCCATACGGTTTTGATAGTCCTGATAGGACATTAGCTTTTGTTCGTATAGCTGCTGGTTGAGTGCAAGTTCGGCCTGTCCATCAGACTGAATCTTATCCAAAGTACTTTTATCGGCTGATATCTGGAAGGGGTTTGTATTGTCAATACCTAACCGTTGGTTCTGTGCATTCTGAATATCTGATAACTGCTTACCGTTGATACCCTGACCACCAATAGCCGCAATGTTTTGTGCAAGTTTCTTAGGATCGGATTCTTCAAGCATTGAATCAGTCATTTCTTTGAACAAACGTTTACGTGATTCGTACTGTTGTTTCAACATTGCCGTAGTTTCTGCTTCGGTTTTACCCAATGTGGCAGAACTATCACGAATACGTTTTTCAATTGCGTCCTGCTGTTCGTTGAACTGCTGTACCTGCACAATTGCTCCAGAACCTGCGATGCCGCTTAACGTCTGTTCAAGTACCTTCTGAGCCTGTATACGTTTGGCTTCATGCTGCTTACGCTCTGATTCTGCCTTAGTAGCTGCTGCTTTCGCCGCTGCCGCTGCCGCCTTTTGCTCTGCTTCCTTGTCTTTCCAGCCACCACTTGTTGATGTTTCTTTTGGCGGTGCAGTTTTTGTAATATTGTCTATATCACTGGCAAACTGCCCTACCAGCCCTTGTAAATTCCGTTTTGCTTGGCTATTAAAATCTACGGCTTTCTTATCAAATAGTTTACGCATTCCATCAGCTATAGCCCCATCGCCACCAAACCAGAAACCATCCCAACCATCTTTAAGAAGTTGCATTAATTTTGTTCTATCCCAATCAGCATTAAACCAATCAAATAATGTATTAATTTCGTCAATAGTTGGTGTTAATGCATTTGCTTTCCAAAGCTGGAAATTAGTAGTAAGAGTTTCAATTTTAGTATTGAATTCTTGATACGCTTTCGCATTTTCATTAGTAAGAGTTACGTGCTGACTCTGTAGGGCATTTAGAAAATCTTGTTCAGTACTGTATCGTTTCAAAACATCAACTAATTTACTACCATCACTACCGAGGGTTTCAAGCATGTTAGTAATAGTTGCGGTACTCTGCCCTGCTGCTTTCATATCATAGAACGCTTTTGCTAATGCTTTAGTACCACCCTCTGCATCATTAAGATATTTTTCATAGTCCTTTAAATTAAGACCAAGTTTCTTCATATCTGCGGCTGGGCCGGAGCCATCACGCCAGGCATCCCCAAGATGATCAAGTACGTCACGGTTAATATCACCAAGTTTTTCTACATCTAAACCAAGCCCCTGAAACATTGCCTGTTGTTTTTGCAATTGTTCTAAGGTAATTCCTGACGCCCTTGATATTTCAATTAGTGTTTTAACGTAGTCATTACTGGTAAGTACTAAGCCACCAATGACGCCAGCGACAATACCAACACTTCCCGCTAAACCTACAAGCCCTGAACCTACTCCAGTAACCTGACCAGAGAAAGCACTAAGACTACTTGTTAAGTTTCCAAAGATACCGCCAGCCTGATTACCAAATGCTGTTAATCCATTACCAGCATTTTTCAATGATCTTTGTAAACCAGTTTCGTTACCTGTGATTTCAAATATCATTTGCTGTGTATTATTTGCCATCTATTTTCACCCCCATCCATTTGAGCATGTTATTTTTTTGTTGTTCTGCGATCCGTTTCTCTCGTTCTCCGTGCTGTTCTTTCACTGTCTTATTTGAAATTAGGTTTAGTGAATCGAGTTCATGAATACTGAATTTACCTATATCTTCTTTTTTAATATTACCAGTACTTAACCATATGGCTTGTAGTATTTCGGTATGTCGTATCTGTTGTACCTTTGCTGAAGAAGGGTTTACTAATTCTTCATAAACAAATAGATGTATAAAAAGAGAAAGGGGCATAGTGTAGAGTTCGTCTACACTACACCCCTTTTGAATTATTAATTTAAGAGATAGTTTTAGAAACGGATCGCTTCTTACTTTGATTCTACACTTTCAATATCCATAGCTTCGGTAAACAAACGGCCAATTTCTTGATTTAGTTTTACCTGCACTGGCATATCAACATTGTTTTCTACCTGCTCTGGTGATTCAAAAAGCTGTTTACCGTCTTCATCAACTACACAATAAAAAATAGTTTTGTACGGGTCTGAACATTCTGAATACTTAGTAATAGATGGTAGTTTGATATAAACAGTTACACCTGATTTAATTTCAAGTGGTGATAATTTTACGCCAATTGCATTCATTAGTTGATTAAAATCCATTTCGCTTTATCCTTGTTAGTTGGTTTGTAGTATTTACTAATTAAGCACCAGTTACTTCACCAACTGCAATTGGACCACCTGCTACAGATACAACGAAATCACGTGTAACTACTACATCAAAATCACCATTAACAACGTCACTCGAGATATATCCATTAACTACACTGTAATAAGCAGGGCTATCTTCGTCTGCGATGTTCTGGAAATAAGTTACTTTCACTTGCATAAGTTTATCTGAAGCTGCTGCTGCTGCAAGCATTTCCTGACCTGTAGCACCTGGTTTCCAGTTAACAGTCAGTGTTAGATCTGGAACACTACGAGAACCAAGTAGTTTCTTGGCGTACTGTTGACCGAAAGTGTTTACGCTAACAACATTAGATTCTGCACCTGCTGCTGCAGGGAATGCAGCAACTTCTTCAACAACGGTAAAAGTAGTTGCCTGACCGCCATTAGCTGGAGCTTCTGCGATTTCAACTTTGACATTATTACCAATGAAAATAGAATTAAAAGCCATTTTATTATTCCTTTAAATTTAGGGATAACGATCCTTGCTATCCCTTTCATATATTATTTATGTATGTAGGTTGTAGTACTTCATATATAAAGCCACACCTCTTAGTAGTTCACCTGTATAGAAACCAAAGAACATTGAGTTGTTCTGCGGTGTTGTAGGTGTTCCACTTCTGATAGCTGATGACCAACCACCATTCATAACGTGATTAGCTGAAACTACGTTATAGTTCTGTTGAATTTCCGCGAATAGTAAATCAAGTAATTCGTGATCTGGATAACCTGCTATTGCCATCATTGAAGCACCAGCAAGCCACAAACCAGACATATGACCTGTAAAGCCATCATAGATAACTTCACCTGTATCTTTAAATCGTGTTGGTGCGTGACCATCATTATTTTTCATGAACCACTTTAAGTAATTCATCCAGTTCTTACAGTACGTGATTATGTTCTGTGGAATTGTGTAATCACCACGTTGATATAGTTCATGCACTACATCACAACCTGCAAAGAACGCACGAGGTTCATAACCTGACCATGCTTCTTCATACCAGTGCTGCATAATAAATTGATCCGGTTTACCATCTGGAGCATATGCTAATGCGTCCTGTCGGTTCCATACATAAGCCTGAGCACAAGGGCCAGGTAATGCAGGATGGAATTTATTAGTAAACCAGTCCTGTGAGTCGCATAGGAACCTAATACTATTATTTAGTCTTGTTTCATCAATTTGAGTACCCTTAAAGCACCAAATCGCTGGGAGTTGATACCCAGAATAGGGCAATCCACGCCATCCTGAGTACAATTGTGCATATGGATCTGTGATGTTGCTGAATGGTATTAGTCCTGGTGTATATGAAAGGCTATCAAGCATGTAATTACGGATTACGCAATCACCTAAACGTGCTGTATACCCATTACCAGTACTATCATTGAATGTTAAACTTACCAACACAGAATAATCACCTGTACCACCATCGTTATAGAGTGCTGGCAAATCGTTAACACAATACCAATCAATACGACCTGAGACACCATCAACCGGATCGGTATCAAGTAATAGTGTAAACTCTGTACGTCCTGTTAATGTTGGTTGTCCTGGCTGTTCATCACCTTCTTCATGATCCGGTTGATAAGAACTCAATTTAAAATCCAGTACATTAAACGTTTGTGTTACCCATGCCCCGTTGCTTGCTGGTAGCATAGCCCACCAACGCCAACCAAGATCATCAACGATACGGATATTAAAATCATCAGCATATGTTCTGTATGTGAAGCTGTTTAAATCCTGTGTTTCATCATCAAAGATCCAGAAACCAACTGTAGAACTACCGTCAGAATCCATAGTAGTAGAGATCACGTTGTCATAGTACGTTCCAGCGATACCAGATACATATTGTAAGGTAGTTACTGTGTTATCCCCATAATCGGAAATCATACGCATATCTGCTGTTAAGTACTGTCCACCGTCTGGTTTAGCAATACGTGTAAAATGATTCATCGGTATATCCATTGAAATAATACTATTATCAGTATTGGTAATGGGTAAACCGCAACGGTATCTTATAGCACCATCTTCTGTTTTAGTTTTATTAACTGTCATTGCTACAGCAAGGCTTAATGGTTTGCCAGTAGTATCAACACCACTATATTCAACATGGAAAGTTGAACTATTATTAAACTTGAACCATATAGATTGTTGTTCAAGTGTTGTTTGTGCTGAGGCACTTTGATTAATGACAATATAACCATCTGAATCACGTGAATATGATGCTACTTGATTACTCGGATAGAAATAATCATATGAAATACCATCCGTAAACGGCGTTATAGCAATAGTACTTTTACGAAAGAACATATCAAATTTATCAATATCAGAATATCCAATACATGTAATTAGTGAGTTCTGCCATGCTAAGTAATAGATACGCTCGCCTGTGATATCCCATAGTAGTTTACATGCCTTGCAGAACCACAATTCAGCATCTGATGCGTTATCAGCGAAATCAAGTGAACCATAGTTATCAATAGGTACGTTTACTGGCCTGTTGTGCCAACGCTCGTTACGCCCCATGAGATAACCACCTTCTGAAACTGGATTCTTTGTAGCGTAGTTGAAGCGGTAATTACCGTTTATAGACGTGTCCTTGAGCTGGACTGTACCGATCTGGCTTGTTAGTCCTTCTGCCAGTACATCACCGTTACTGTCTACCTTTCGCCCTGTACGGTCTATGATCCAGTCGACAGTAAAGATAGGAGCTTTTACATCCCAATTGATAGAGTCTTCATCAGGTAACCATGCATATACGGTAGCGTTTACCTGATTCCAGCCTAAAGAAGCACGTTCAGGAAAAGCGAACCATACAGCATCGAGGTACTCACCATAGTTTGGTGCACCATGCGGTATCTGTGTCTGTCCATTCGTCCATGTAAACAGTACTCCCTTGAACCCTCCATGAGTTGGGTACTCTGGATCTAATGGGTAATGTGCCAGTACTGGAGCCTTACCATTACAGATCCAGTTACAGCGTAGTGAACCATTAGGTGGATCGGGAAACTCTACACCACGGAAGAACGCCATGTGATAGGCGTTGAAAAAGTCTTTAGCACGTTTTAGATAGTACGGTTCTTTGGTTGCCTGATACGCATAGATAGCACCAAGAATTGCTAAGGATTGTCCTTCTGTGGTTGCGTCACCGTCCGGTTGTGCTTCCCATCCTGTTTCAGCTATAAAGTGCCTGTTGTTACATAGAACGTTCTGAGGGTTTAGTACAAAGTGATCTGTTTTATTATCATTAACTAAACCCGTATTACGTTCTAAAAATTTCCAATGCCCTTCAATCATCTGTTGGGCATTGCTGATATTTTGTTTTCTTATCATTCTTGTAGATCCGCCATTAGTAAGGAGCCGTACCAGGTACTTCCTCCATCTATTGACAAGAATTGAATTACATCAATTGAATCTTTCGTAAAGGTTAATACTGGTTCACGCCCATAAGACCATTTAACATTAGAAGGCCATGAAATTTTATTTGCCCCTGTTCCTTGTGTTAATAACATCGTGATAGTTTGACTGTTTAAGTTACTTCCACTCGCATTTATAACACTGAGTTGTGTTACTGGTGCTGTTAGAGTTGCTTTGAAAACACGCTTACCATCAGACATATCAAGTTCTAATGTATCTTCTACGTTATTTATTGTTAGAAGGTCTTGAGTGATAGTTACTTTGGTATCAATGTTCGCTTGTAGTGCGGCATCTTTGGCATCAATCTGTGATTTTGAGTAAGTACCTACATCATTATAGTTCAGAGACACGTTAGAACTTAATGGATAACCGTTAACAGTAGTAATACGTAGTGCAAAGAGATCGTTAGCCTGGGTACGAGAATATACGTCACTAATATCTGCTGCTACCAATTGAATGTTAGTACCAGATAATTGCTTGTTATTGATTAGGAACGTCTTTGGAACGAAAGTACTATTACTATAACTTAGGCTTGCCATATCCGTTAACTGTGCTGCCGTTAGAGTAATATTACCTGTTAATGCTAATCCATTTACTGTAGTAGTTTTTGCTACAAAGTTTGTATTAACCTGCGTCTGTGAATATACATCTAAAATATCGGCTGCTACCAAGTTTAACGCCGTACCTGTTAGTGCGTGTCCGTTTAACTGGAACACTTTAGGAACATAGGTGTTATCGGTCTGTGTTTTTGAGTACACATCAGAAATATCGGCTGCTACAAGAGTGATATTTCCGCTTAATGGTTTGCCATTGATGGTACGGGTAATCGGTACGTAGTTACTGAGATCAGTAGCCGCTGCTGCACCAAGTTCTGACAAAGTAGGCTTATCGGCAGTGGTATAGATCTTGTACCATGCACCAGTACTTGCTGATGAGAAGTTACGGAAATTCAGTACCGGAGTACCGGATTTGTTCATCACTAACTGAGTACCGTTAGAACCATCAAGGTTCGTGATACCCAACATATCTACGCCTGATGGCGAGTTTACCGCTGGGATCTTAACAAATGAGTTACCGTCACGGCCTTGATAACTGGGGAACTCTACACCGTTGCTACCTACGCCCCAATCACCACGGTTAAGCGGTACTACGGACTCATCAAGGATACCTGCTGCTACCTGTGTCTCAGGAGTAAACACATACGAGCGGGTAACTACGGTATCAATATCCGATGAGTCAGAAACTTTTGATAGATAGCCGTTGTACATCACATAGTTCACCGACGTATCGTTAGTACCATCATCAAGCATTTCAACCTTGACCTGTACTAATTGCTGAGAATCAACAACAGAATCAAGTACGGCGTTTTCACCTGGAACATAGTTAACTTCAATAGTCATATCACCATATGAACTATCACCCGCTACTTTAGAGGTGTAAGTACTATCATATGTTTCTACAGTTGAAATAGTTGTTGATTCACTAAAACTTGGAAATGCTGAAAGGTTTTCTACTTGAACAAAAGTACGGGCATTTGGATCAACATTAGTTGTATCGGTGTTTATCCATACCGTAGTTAAATTCCCTAAAAATGTTTGAGCCATAATTATTCCCCATAGCTAAAAGATAGAGTTTGCGTGTGTACATAAGCGGTTTCCGTTGCTTCGGCTTGAGAAGTCATTAGGCTATCTTCAATTCGGATATTGAATAATGGCATTGGAAGCTGCTGGTTTAGGTCATTAAAGAAACCAGGCGTATAAACAGCTTCAAGGATTTTTTCAATTTCATCGGATGCTTCTTTATATGATTGTCCGACAGACACAAACTCAACACGAAATTCACATAAATTTCTAATAGTTGATGGCACAATTTGATTATTAATGACTGTGTTTGCTTTAGATACTTGAGTACGTTGTACAGAAGAATCACCAATATAAACTACAGTAATATCATCTACTGATGCTTTTGATGGAAAGTGTAAATTAGTAACTGGAGAGAGTTTATTAATTAAGTACTTTCTGATTTTATAGTCTGCCGTAAACATATTATATTTCCTCTTCTAAATCGACTTTGCGAATATAGTGATATTTAGAGATACCGCTTGTATCATCATCTATCCTATTTACTACGTATTCGATATTATCGATCTTGAAGGTGCTATTTAGTTTGATACCTGACTTAGCACTAAAATATGTCACGGTAGTTTGACTATCATCGAAAAAAAGCTCGTCTTGTTCGAAAATAGCGGTAATCGTTATTGATACACCATCTTGAACAATGACGAGCTTTTCACCAAAAGCATTAAGTAGTGACTCTGATTGTGAGTTACTAAAAAATGCTCTCATATTAGTTCCTGATTATTAGCTTGTTAGTTTTAAAACTAAGAATGCTTCATCATGTGCAAATGCGTGTGCCTGGAAGCTGAAAGTACGTAGCACAATACCCATTGAATTACGTTGAGTGGTATCGTCACGATCCATAGTTACAGAACCCCATTGTGCAAGTACCAGATTTGACCAATCACCAAACACAATAGAACCGGCGGCAACTTGAGTACTTTCAACTAAGCGTACTGAATCAGCGAGGATGCCATCACCCATGTAACCTTGTAGAAGGTACTTGGCACTGGTATTAGCACCATCAAGAGTGGTACGTAGAACAGCAGCGGTAGAAGGATGTACGATAGCTACAACGTTCTCTACACGCACGTTATGAGCGGCAAGAGAAGCAAGAGCATCAATCACATCTTCCTTAGTAAGAGCAGCAGTCAAAGTAACAGCTGGAGCCTTAGACACGGCATCAGCAAGAATTAGACGTTCCAGTTTAAGAGCAGCACCCTTAACCATTGCATCTTGAATATACTGTTCAGCGGTATTAGCTGATTTGATAAGAGTCCGAGTCAGTTCTACAGAACCTGTGAAGATCTCAGGTTTCAGAGTGATCTTTTCGAAAGATGCGTTGTATGACGGGCTTGGAGCACCTTCAGTTACATAACCGAAGTTATCAGTGAAATCAGAAGTTAGTTTTGGTAGTACCAGATTCCCTTCACCTTCAAGATTTGCAAATACCTGAACAGGTAAACCAGCAAATACAGAATTTGCACGTAGAACGTCAATATACGAATCTGCGTAAACTTCTTTGATTAAAGCAGTACCACCAACAGTGGTAGAAGTACGCACGAAATCACCCGCAGGGATTTCAGTTTTGCCTGTAAAATTTCCTTCACTTAAAGAACGAATTAGGCCATTAAGAACAGTTTTTTCCATTTTGATTTCCTTATCATTTGGATTTTTTTTTGTATTTAGTGATCGCTTGAAGTCCACAACAGAGATTCCTTTCTCGATGGCTTCAGATACATCAACTTTTAGAACCTCGCCGATTGATTCCAATTCACGCTTACGTTCCAGTTCATTTGTATTTACTTCTTCATTAGTACTTTCTTGTGGTACGTCTTCAGAATCGGATTCTTTAGTTTCAGAATCATTTACGCTTTGTTCTTCAACATCGCTTTTATTTAACATCTTGCTAAGTAATTCAGGACGATTAGAAATCATTTCTAAAAGCTCTTCGTCAGTAATTACTTTTTCAGATTCGGATTCAGCAGCTTCTTGTTCAGGCGTTTCATTAATTTCTTCCTGTACTTCCTCTGTACCCTCTTCCATCATTTGTTGATTGTCATCCATGACATTAATATCCTCTTGGTTATCTTCTTTTTTATTTATTAAAGAGCGACCAACACCAGCCGATACATCAGCAGGTACAGTTACCAGAGATATTTCATATGGGGTGAAATGAGTTACATAGATAATGTTACCTTCAATGCGGTAATCATTTACGGTATAACCGAAGCTAATATGTGTTAATACGCCTTCCTTGATTTGCTCCCATTCTTTTTCCGAAGCATTGGAAATCTGTAATACAGCACGACCTACTTTATCTGAATCAATACGTGCTGATAGGACTTTGCCAATCAAATGATCTCGGTCATGATTAAAAAGTACTGCCCCTGAATTGTTCAAACGCGATAGGTCTAAATTATCTGGATTACATAGAAGTACTTCGTTATATAACTTCCCTTCTATTTCACGTGCTACGGGAGTTTCAGAACAAAAAGCAACTTCAACGGTACGATTATCAGAATTAATCGCCGTTGGTAAGGTTAATTCCCTCGTCTGGTTTTTGAACTTCATTTTGAACTTCCTTGTTCATATTCTTCTCACTTTCTATTTCTTGCATTACGAGACGCGGATCACCGCCCATTTCACTAATAACTTGTGTACGAGATTTCAATCCAGCATCAATAGCAGCCACTTCACACTGAATATCCTTTAATGGATCAAGTGAGATTGGTTTGGTTTGAATATAACGAGCACAAACAAGATCATCGAAATCAGAGAATTTTAGATTTAACTTATTATTATTTAGCATTTCATTCTTTAACCATGCTGAATAGATTGGCTTCAGTACTTTATTAACAAGAACATTTGTACGTGTTGAGAATGTAGTAGCCTGAAGACGTTCAGCTAATTTAGCTGCACTAAATGATGCATCAGCAGTACTCCCCATTAGGCTTTGTTTAGTTACGTTTAAGCCCATAGAAATATTATCAAGTAATACATCTGTGAATTCGGCAATACCATCAACACCATTACGTGGATCAACAGATTTGATATCCTGGTTAGCACCTAATTCAAAAATAGCACCAGGCTCTAAGTACTCATTGTAGATAGCAGTACTTTGTTCACTTTCGTTTAGTGAAAGTTCGTTGTTGCCGCTATTGGTAATGAATGTAGTTACACTGGCTGAAATACGCTTTGCTAATAAAGCCGCTTCTTGAAAGTTCTTCAAATCTGAAAGGACTTTAGTACTTGCAACAAGATCGGGGATTCCTCGATTTTGCGTAGCATCATCTGCCACATAATAATGTAGGATTTCAGTAGCCGGAATTACGTCATAGCTCGTTGCATCGTATGTATATGTAACCGGATTGTATTTAGCAAAATAGTAATTTACTGGTTGATTGTATTTATTGAACTCAATACCGTTGCTGATATAACTTCCATTGCTGAGTAATGCATTGTTAAATTGTGTTAACCTGGCTGAATCAATCATTTCTATTTTGATGGTACGGTTAAAGTTATGAATTCTTACAAAGGCTTCACCATCACGCACACGGTGTTTTTCAAGAGTCTGAGTAAAGAGGTCAAACGTCATTGAATTATCCAGACTGAAACGGGTTTGATCATAAGCCCAACGGTCAAAAAGCTTTTCAAGTTGTATATTGATTTGATGCTTTTCATTTTCATCAATATCAAGTTCAACTGAAGGTTTTACATAGATACCGTTAGAACCTACAACACCATCAACTGATAACATCATGTACTTACGTGCGATTGGGTTTGTTAAGGTTGATTGTCGTGATTCATTACGCCATTCTGCTAAGTGCCATTTTATGAGATTGTTAATACTTACTGAGCTAACACCAGCATTAAAGCTGAAAACATTAATACCATTTGTTGTAGTTCTGATTTGATTCAAATCGCGTTGCAGTGTTCTGCCAGAATGTTCACGTACTTCAGTTTTCTTTGTTCGTACTTCTGGTTGTACATCAACCTTTTTTCTTTTAAACCACATTATCGAGTCCCCCAACGATTTGGATAGTTAGGATCTCGGAATACGGTAATACTCTTAAATGGTTTATTGGAATCAGGTTTACCATTCATTTTAGCCCACAGAGAATTAGCACGTTCAATATAACGTGTACGCATTGCTTCTAAATTGGCTAATGATTCACTAACTAATGTTTTATTATTAATTGCAATGCTATAGTTAGCACCGCCTTGTATTTTCGCTTCAATAACTGCTTCAATTTCACTAATCATTGTGCGAATACGTGCGTATTCTGCCGTATGCCTTGTTGGATCAATTACTTCACATTGAGAAGTACTAACAATACCGTTAGTAATCTGAGTACAGAATAGTTTTTCTGATGAAATAGCAAGATCAAACGTGATAATAAAATCACGTTCAACATCACTTGATTGATTATCAAGTGTTACAGATTGACCAGTACTAACATATGAAGTTACGAAAATTGTTTTTGCAGGAATCGTTACAGAGTACTCATACGGGTTTGATACCATATAAATTTGTTCTGGTATAATTGCCATTTGATATCCTTATCATTTTACGTTTTGCCGAACCAATTAGAACCCATACCTGTACGTCTACGTCTGGTAGGTGTATTTTTTGGTTCTTCTGCTTTATTTATTTTGTTTTTGTTATTACTTTCAGATTGTTTATATTCGCGTAATTTTTTAAATGGTTGATTACCTAATTTCGATTGAGCGTAGGCAATAGCAATAAGACCATAACAAAGACAATCAAGACTTTCATTCCTTCTCTGGCCTTTCTTTAATCGCCATACTAATTTACCGCCAGCAGGTTTTAACTCTTCGGCTGATAGCTGTTCAAAATAATCAGTTGGTAATGAACTACTAAAGCGGAGCTTCACAGGTGCATTATCTGCTTCAGTACTAAGCATCAGATTGAGAAGTTTACGTATCGTATTCTTTTGATCATGTACGTTTAGGATCTGTAGCTTGTAACCAGCCTGTGTTGATTCCTTGAAGAGATCACCAGTAGTGGAGCTGGAACCCTTAATAGGATGGTACTTAGCCCAACGTGCTGTGAACTTCTTAACCGTATCAGTAGCGTTACCATTCGAACTGTCCACGAATACTGCGAGAGTTGGTACTAAACGACCTTCTACCGTGCGGAAATCTTGCCTACAGAACTGATCAAGGTCTTTCCAGGCTTGTGATTCGATTTTAGTTACATCGTGACCATAGAAAAATTCGTGACCAAGTACATATATGTTCTTCTCATCAAAGCCTAATATAGTGGCTTCGCATCTATCAATTTGCTGATCAACTGATATACAAATACCTAACGTACTTTCAGGGATTTTATGTAGGTTAAATTCATCTTCGCGTAGTGATTCCAATTGGAGAATATCTAATTCCTTTTGATATTCATCCTCATAAGGTAATCCAAGTTCGTTGTTATAGAATGTTTGTAGATTGAAGTTATAAAGGGCATCAGCAAACTTACTTACCATTTCAGTAATCGTATTCAATGGGGAATACATACGGCTGATTTGATAACCTACTACACCAGGTTCACCATCTGGATTAGTTGCAACCCATCGCCCGTTATCAATCATTTGATGTCGTGTATGTTCACCAATTTCCTGTTCACAGCACGGACATATTAAACGGGTAGTTGTACTATCTGGAATTGCTCTACCATTCTCTAAATATTTAAATTCGAATGCTACCTGCTCCCATTCAAAAATATACTCATGACCGCAAGAATGTGTAACAAAGTAACGGCGTTTATCAGATAGGTTATATTCCGCATTAATTAAATCATCTTTATACAAAGGTGTTGAGGATACAACCACCAATGAGTCACTACCAAAGGTACTGGTACGTGCTTCTGCCAGTTTGATTGGATTCCCTTCATCAGTAATTTCGCAGTTGCTGACCTCATCTAACAGAACACACCTGGTTGTGATACCGCGAAGGTTCCCCGGCGTGTTGAGATTTAACCAATAGATAAAAGTACCGTTCACCATTTGTGTTTGTTTAGAGTTATTGGCTGCGTTCTTGTCATTCTTATCGGTTACTAATGGCTTTAGTACTTCACTTGTTTCAATTGCTGGAAGAAATTTACCATCCTTGAATTTCTTCACTTCTGATTCAGAACTACTACCAAAAGCAAAGTTACAGGGATCATTTGCCATTAGACTAAAAGCTATTGATTGAAGTACTGTTGTTTTTAAAAGCTGTGAACATGATTGAAGTACAATCTTTTTAGTACTTCTCTCTTGAGCTATATCCATTGGTTCTTTTTGGAAACTAAAGGGTATCCAATCAAGGCCCATATTCGGCCCATCAACAAATTTAACTACACCATTACTAATCCACTCACTGGTTTTCTGAATCTTCGGCGGTTGTATCGTTGGTAGTACTTTCTTCAGAATCCTCGTTAATTTCTTTTTGTTTGTTTCCATCCTCTAATACTTCCATGTCATCGGGTAGCTCAAATTCCATTGAGCCTAATTGGTATAATGTTTTATCAATATGCGTTCTTAATACATCGCGTAAATCCTTTGCATCTGATTGTGCAAATAATTCAAGATAAGTTTTTGATGGTATTGCACGTACTGCTGTTTTGATCTGGAATAGATATTCTGTTAGTACTTGTTCTACATATTCAGTACTGACCACCAGCCCATTTTTTTCTGCTAATTCTAATTCTGCCAATTGCCTTTCTGCTGAAAGTTTCTTCAAACGTTCTTGTTCAATTTGTTCTTTTGTATTAGTATCACGCAACGGCTTTAGTACATTATCTACAATCCAACTTCTTGCGTTAGAATCAGTGCCTGTCGGCATTCCCTTTTCTACCCAAGTTCGAACTGTAGATTCATCGTATCCGTACTGTCTCGCTAATGATCTTAATGAGATATCCATATTTAATCCTTTTTATTTTATTTATAGGGTTTACAATGTCAGACCGTAACAATGATTTTTCTCTGTTAGTAAAATTGCTGAACGGGTTTTTGAAGAAAGATGAGATAAAAAAAAGGCTATATTCTTTTGTTGAAAAAGAAACTAATGATTGGGAAAAATGGCTGCAAATAGAATTTGCTCATTATCTCACTTCAAAAAAGAAGTATGAGCTACATCGTGAAGTCACAATATACCTCGATCCAGTAGATTACCCTGATAGCAGACTTGCTAAAGTAGATTTGATTCTGCGTAAAAAATCCTCACCCTCTGATGATTATATTTTTATAGAGTTTAAATGTACTAAACGTGTTGCACCATTAGTTAGGGGCTTAGCCGCCGACCAAAAGAAAATTAATGCTATTAAACATTGTGACTACAAAATGCGTAATTATCTCGGTGTCGGGTTTCATCTTTTTTGTGAACCAGATGATATCGATTTTATGGAAAAGTACGTTAGTGAAGAACTCAATGGCTCTTACGCTGTTTTTAAATTATGTGAGTGTCCAGTAAGATATAATTGCCAATGTGAATTAAATGAAATTGGCGTTGTTCTTTTTTGACTGCGGTGCGGGTATAGTTATTTCGTTCACACACAAATCTTTATATCCGGTGGCGAAACTACGCGTTCTTTAAAAAATTCAGGGAGAACCTTTTTTGTTTATTTACCATTTTTGGTGATTGAACTATTTAAGTACTTTATGATAATCTTTTCGATCTACACACATACGAGGTTAGTTTTATGCTGACTGTGATCTTAAAGTTCTTTGAGTTGTTCACTAAGTTACCGAAGTCTGTTCAAGAGCAAATTATAAATGCTGTTATTCTAACTCTTACACTTGGCTTTAAACGTTTCTTCAAAAAGAAAAAAGAAGAAGATTTAAGGAAAGCTACTGAAGAAGCAGTTAGTCCACAAAAATGGCAGACTACATCAGTTGCTGTGAGTAATCTCATGCCTTCTCTTTACTCTCAAAAGAAAAAAGAAGAGTTTGCTAACTCAGTTGTTGAGTTAATTAGAAGCGACTTATTCATCAAAGAATTAAGTACACGCATCGAAAAGATTAACTCTAATGATGAAGAAAGCTACGTGGCTTTGTGCTCTATCGAAACTAAAAAGCTAATCATTGAAATGCTTGAAAAGAACACCAAGTAAATGATAGCCGATGATTACATAATGACAATTTCATAGCTCTTTTTATGGCAAGGAATCAATATGAATCTACAAGCAAGTCTGTTTATAGCCGCAGCAATAGCTATTGCTGCCTATCAATGGGTTAAGCATAAGGGTACAAAAAAGAATTGGGAAAAAGGGAGTATCATTTTTGTAGGCTTATTACTTGCAATACCTGTTTTCTTTGTTTCCTCAGTCGCAATTTTTGGTATTTGGGGGCAGGAAGGTCAAGCAAAAGAAGATGCTCAACAGGAAGCACGTAAAGCAGAAGAAGATAAGAATCCGATTGGCTATGCAAAAAATCACCACAATCCTGTTTATGAATGTCAGCGAGCTATCGAGAAATTAGCTAAGTATGACTTTAAATGGAAGGATTCGATTACCAACCCTGCTTTTGTAACATACGCATGGGTTAGTAAAGATTCAAAAGTGATTGAAATGTATGGTGACCAAGCTCAAGCACAGAATGGATTTGGTGCATATAAGAATGTCCAGTATTCCTGCAAATTTAATGGCGAAACTGGCGAAATACTATCTTATAACTTCAATTAAATTGTTAAATGAAGCCCTACCAAGCTTAAAACTGGTAGGGCTTCATTTATTGAGATCTATAGCAAACTATTAACTTTATGGAATGGAACTGACCTGTACAAATAACCTTGTACTGCTGATACTCCCGCATCCTGTAGTACTGGTAGCTCCTGCCGCTGCTCTACTCCCTCAACGATCACATACGGACAGTACTTCATGATGTTCTTCATCAGTACGTTGAATGTGGGTTTCTGTACTTCCTGACGGTAGAACGCTTTATCAAATTTTACCGCCTCATAGCATCCAGTAGTTAGTGCTTCGACATTGGCACGGCCTGAGCCAAGATCATCAAGGAACAAACGATAGCCAACGTTTAACAGTGTTCTGAGTATCGGATGTTCAATACCCATTTCAAGCCCTTCAAAGTTCTCTGAGATCTCAAGCCTGATGAAATCCAGCTTATCCAATAGCTGAATAATATCCCTGTCAAAGATACATAGCCGTGCCTGTACAGTATCAACGTTAACGGTACAGAAAAGCCGGTGTTCTCTGAACCATGACGCATGAACTTCTACTGTCTCTAATTGTTGTTTGAGTAGTTCCTTCTTCCCTTCGACCGTCATGGCCATGATGAAGTACTTACTATTCAGTACTGGCAGATCTTCACAGTGAAAGCGTGTTAGCAGCTCGCATCCTACAAGCTGACCTGCCGGAGTCATTATTGGTTCCGCAATGAAGGTTTTGGTGATCATTCCACTCATCCATTTAATCGATAACAATTTAATTATCGATCGGTTTAAACTATCAATGGAAGGTGTTCTTCATCTTATTTTACAGACTTAACTTATTGAAAATGATCGATTTTATGTGATTTTTAGCGTTTCGTATTGATCAAAACCAAACCACTGTATAAATTTACAGTATCATGATCTCATCGAAGGGCAGGAAAATGGGTAATAAGAATTCGTTTGATTCAAGCGTTAAAAAAGGTGTTCAGGTGTATTGGCAGTGTGGACAACGGATAGTGGTTGTTCATCATGGAGGGTACTTAGAACGTATTGAAGACGGGCAATGTGTCTTGTTCGAGACAACACCTCATGAGGATGGTACTCGTTTGTACTGGTTCGGTGTGACTTCAAGTAACGCATACTACTTTATGCTTGAGGTAGCTAAGCCAGTGGATATCTTTGCTGTTGGTAGTTGGTTCTACGCACAGCAAGCTATGTTTGAGGCACATGATAAGGATGATGCTTTCAGTGATATGCAGGGTGAATTACCTTTTTGATAGCTCCTTAAACAAGGTTGTGGTACATACAATACAAAAGATTGTATCGGGAAGGGATTCATGGATTGGGGCAATGGTTCAGATCTGATTAGTGCTGGATGTAATGCTGTAATGGCAGGTGTAGCTGTGTATGCTGCTGCAAAAGCTAAAGATTGGCTTTCACCAAAAATCAATGAGCGAAAATTTAAATTTGCAGATGAGCTTATTGATCAGTTTTGTAAAATACAGCAGGAGGGGTTTTACCTGCATAGTGATGTGAAACAAATAATCAATACAGATCCAGATGAACAAGGTGATGCTGAGATATTCCGAAAACGCTGGAACGCGATTTACCAGAGGGAAATTGAATATAGAAGGAACATTATCAATCTTCGTACCACAATGGAACGCATGGATTTATGGGGATTAAAGCCTAAAAACGAAGTACACTTCACAGACCTTATTGATTCACATTTAGGCTTGGCATATAAAATAGAGGAATCGCTATCTATTGGGGCAGATGAAACCAGATTACGGTTACAAAACAGCTTTGAGTATGACAGACAAATCAGTGAATATTACAAAGTTCTTCGCGGCACCCATAATAAGATAATGAAACACTATAGTGAATTATTTGTTGATTGAGGATATTCTATGGCTTGGTATGATATTACTGGTACGGTAGCTGATTGGGTTATGGCAGGAGCAGCCGGATATGCAGCTTTTTTAGCAAAAAATTGGATTAAGCCAAATCTTCAACAACAAGGTTTGTCAAAGGTTGTCAATTTTTTACAACAAGACATTTCAAACTTAGCAACATTGCGAATAGAATACATTTATATAAAGTCTATAGTTAGAAATATTGAATGGCTTAAAGGTAATATCGATTTTATGCCTGGTGAAAAGCAAAAGCGACTAAGAGGTGTTTGTGATGATATTAAAAATGATATCATCCCAAAAAAAACAAATATAAAAATAAAAAACATTAATGAATTTAAAACTGCATTAAAAGAACTACAATGGTATGGTTACTCTTTTAAAAAAGAGAAGCTCCAATTAATTGAGGAATTATATAAATTAAAGAATGAGAACGACAATACAATAAATTCCATTGTAATGTATGTGGATAAACTGGGCAGTACCGAAGTTATGGAAAGCTTCATGTTTTCAGAAAAGAAAAATTCAAATGAAGTTTTCAAAAAACTCGATGAAATCATTTCTGGCCTCAACTCTTACGAAGAAAAACACGAGGAAGATTATAAGCAACTCAAAAATATTAAGGCTAAGATATTGAGTGAGAACCCCTTAGTTACTGATTTCTTTGAGCTTAAGAGATAATATTTCTAAAGAGGCTTCATTCATTTACTACTTCTCAAAGCTATTGTTATATAAACATTATGGAACATTTGTGTATGCGTCTTGACACAAAATAGGTAAAAAATAAGATTCACGCCACACCCACACCTTCAACAAACCAACCCAACGTGGGGGGGCGTGAGGCTCAGAGTGTACTTGATCGTAGCTGTAATGGTAAAGTACAATATTTGATCAATAAATTTAATTGCGGATTTTATCAACAATGGAATTAAAAAAAACAAATTTTACTTTATTAGGCATCATTGTGGTGCTGTTCATTGTTGCAGTTTTGGTACTTATCAAGATTCTTTTCCTGGATGTTAAAGGATTCGAATGGGGGAGCGTAACTGATTGGGTAAGTGCTGCATGTAATATGGCGATGGCTGGTGCGGCTGTCTATGCTGCATACAATGCGAAAGATTGGATCTCTCCTAAAATACAACATGAAGGGTTCAAGCAAGCCAGTATGTGTATGGCTGAAATGGTACAGTTAAGGATACTTCAACAACATTTGGTATCCAGTTACAGATTACGGATCATTCAGGTTAGAAATCCTACCCCGATGGAGCTTCAAGATGCCTTTAAACGGCATCATGAATTATGGCAAGAATTCAGTAAAAAAGTAATTGACTTTGGGACCAGATGTGAAAGTTTACAAGTGTGGAAAATTTCTGTTTTACAAACAGATAAATTCCTTCTGTTAATTAAAACCTTAAATAGAGTTAACAGACTCCATTCTGACATGTTACGGCAATATAATAATGAGAGTAATTTATATAATGTCCTTTTATCATGGAAAGAAAAAAAGGACGATGTCGAAAATTCCCATAAATTATTAGCTCAATCAATTAAAGATTTAACTGTTGATTTCGATACACTCTTTAAATAGTTACATCTCACATCGTATGAAATGGATATAAAAGGAGATCCAACATGCCCTAAATGTAATACAGCACTTTCTTATATTGTGTAAAATATAATTTCAGCGGCTTTTATTACCATATCAATGTAAGGATTGATTAAACTTTCGTTAAAGTACTCATCCTTTCGCTGTTTAATGGTTAAGTACTGGAACGGATCACCCAAATCCCTTACCCTCGAATCGCGGGTTTCCATCTGCAAACCATCAGAACCATTAGTTTCAATACGTACTTCCTCTGAAACATACAGGAAATAGTATGTCCCATCATCGTAAGTGTTAAATTCTATTTTTATCATTTCGTAAATCCTATCGTGTGTTAGTACTGCTAACCTTTATAGGTATTTACTAATAATCATGAATTAATCACCAAAACAGAACATATAACTATTTGAAAAATACCCTCACCATATGCAGTGAGGGTACTTAATAAAATGAGGTATTAGCGATTGGCCTGAAACTTTCGTAGTACTAAACGTGTGAGCACGAACAGTACCGTAGCGTAGATGAGTACCATCAGAATTAAGGCAACGAACCTTACAGGATCTGCATCAGCTTCATATGAACCACTCAGGCCGGAACCGAAAGTACTATAGGCGGTATCCATGATCCATTGAGTTAGTCCATTAAGAGGCTTACCGAAACTTGATAGCCACCATGCAAAGACAATACAGATACTGTATATGGCCGCATTCTTAACGAATCCTGCACTTCGCATAGTCGCTCCCCCCTTGCACATCAACATAACCATATGCCATCAATCCAGTCCTTGATCCTGGTACTTTAACCTTTTTAGTACGGAGCAACTGACTACGTACAGTATAGAAATCCGGTCGATTGACGAAAGTAATACATCCCTCTGAGAAACCAGAGCCATCCGGCCTGAGTGGATGTAACCGGAAACTACCACGTGATACACCGTTAATCATTATGCTATCTGTCATGGTTTGAGCACTAAAGAGTGCAAACCATTCGGAGTGGTCATTACCTGTGATTGTATCAACGCCCCATGCCCGGATCTTATTCAATGTAGAGCCAGTTGGCCTATCGACTATCCAGTACCTTCCAGTAGGTATGGCACTGTTTGGTAAGTACGCACAGTTGGGATCATTGGTATATGGATTTTGCCCACTGAAAACCGAGAAAGTTCCTATTCCATAGACGTGTAATTTGGCGTAGCCATTATTATCAATGTCGTCGTATGTCATCCTCATTATTTGCATTTTGTTTTCCCTGCTGTTTGCATATGAGGATTCTAACATATGCTATTTAAACAAACAGCCTCCTAAATGTAGTGAGTCTAAAAATAAACTTAAATAATCTTATTTCATATAAATGCTATGTTATTCACTCGTATTTGTTTAGCTATCTTTATTTTCGATATATTATGCATCTTTTGAAAACCTTGAAATAAGATTTTTTGAATTAGGGATTTCATGCTCTTTTCCTTCAACATCCAATACAGTAATGTTTTCTAACTCATAAGCATTACCATCATCATCTGTAAATATTAAATCTCTGAATTCTATTCGAAAAATTTCCCTTTGTTTTTCTTTAAGTATAAAACCATTTTTTTCAAAACTATGGCTGGTATTATTCCCTTCGTAATGGCATAGAATCCCTTCCAATACAGCATCACGCCTACCAACATTAAGAACTGTCACTTCAATTTTATAAGCCTTTTCATAAACCGGGTCGTATACAACTCGCCCTGTAATTTTCAATCTTGATCTATCATGCCATGCTGTTCTACCTGAAAAAAATAATGACGTACATGCTATGATAAATGAAAGTACTGAAAAACCAATAGTTAACACATCTTTATATTTAGCTGCTACTGTTAATATGCTCATTTTTTCTCAACTATTTTTTTTAATCTTTCTACACCTAAGACTTCACTTCCCCTATGTATCATTGCATGACAGTTTGGACAAAGGGGAACCATGTCCTCAATCGGGTTTACCGCATAGTTTTCACCTACTGTATGCAGTGGTTTGATATGATGAACGTGTATAAACCCTTTACCGTGTTCGCCATAGACTTTCTCAAAGTCAAACCCACAACACATGCATGAAGTTCCATGATGGTCAATACAAGCCTGTCGTGCTTTTGGATCACGCTCGTAGGAGTTTACTGTAACTTGCTTTTTTGCACCTTCAGCGTAGTTTTCAGGTGAGGTAATTTCATCAGGAAACGGATTAGGTAAGAAGTCTGCATACCAAACAGTACCTTCTTTTCGAAGGTAACGCCTGTTTAATTTTCGCTCAAAATCCTTGATCACTGCGACTTCTGGGTTATCAGGATGTTCAGAGAATATCATGTTAAAGGTATATAGTTCGTAGCCTTCATGGACTAAACGGATATGTTCCAGTGCTTGCGTATAGCCCGGTTGCTTTTTGTTATTTGAGTTAGTTTCCCATCTCTCACGAAGAATTACTGACCGCTCCTGCTCGCTCTCGACATCCCATGCACCAAAGATCACCATCTTCTTGTCGTGATTCACAAATGACCAACTCCAAGTCCAGTTACTACAAGTAGCACCATGCGACTGGATGAATTGTTTTCTGTTCATGTTATCCCTCTCTTAGGTACTTCTTTGTACACAAAAAATGCACACTTGATCCAGTACTTTATGTAGCTATTCAATAGCATCATAGTACGGGGAAATGACCGGAGCGAGAGATGTGAAACTCGCGGGGCATTTCGTACTTACCAATTCACTTTAGGTACTTCACTTGCTGTACTAACACCTATCGAGCAAAGCGAGAAGAAACGCCTTCCGTCTTTTCGAGTACAGCGAGAAAAACGGAACGTTTCTAACCAATACTACGAGGAGTTCACGACGAGTAGTATTCGTGACGCCAGTCACAGTTTCATTGAATACTGATAGAGAAAGAAATACATGTAATGAAATGGAATGGATTTCGTATCTCTATACTTAGTTGCCGTATTGATGGTAAGACGCGGGTTTCAGGGGATTTTTCTGCCGTAATGCGGCATGGATATATGCCGTATTATGCCGTAATAAGGCACAATTAACGCAAGCTCTTTAAGTACTCAATCATGTCATCAATAAAGTTACCTTGTTTTTGTAGTTCTAATAGCTTACCAACCTCTTTATACGTTAGCGTTCTTTGTCCATATGCTGGTGCTGGTAGTGCGTCAGGGTGGTCCATCATATACTGCTCTATTCGTTTTGCTGCATCCGTTATCGCTGCCCCGTAGTACCTAATCATACGTTCTTTTACTTGTTTCTTATTCTGTTTTACTTTAATGGCATTGATAGTATTGAAAAGTAAATCATTTCGTATTTCATCTTCATTACTCAATACTGTAAACACATCGTATACACTAATCTTATCCCTCACATCCAGTTTAGCCACTGAATCCTTCATAATGTTTTTGATATCTTCACATGGGATATCTTTATATAGCATGTACTGACTTATTAGTGCTTTTATGTTTCTATTATCAAAACTTGAATAGGTTTTTGCCATGATAAATACTCCTGTATAAATATTAATTAATAGATGGCCTGTAGTGATTCCACCCACTACAGGCCATTTGTATTTTATTTTCCCGCTTTTTTTATAATTCTTGTATAAGCTTGACGTGATACTGAACGATTCCAAAGATTATTGAAATAGTTTGTTATTCCAATCAATGAGTACTTGCCAGTTTTGTAAGTACTAATAATTTCTTCTTTCTCTTCCTTTGTAAAACGAACACCAGGCTTTCTGTTTTTAATTTTTGCAATATTATTTTTCTGAGTAATCCATTGTAAATTACTAATTTCATTGTTTAACGGATTATCATCAATATGATCAACTACTAATTTCAACGATTGATTGCGTGGTATAAATGCTTCGGCTACAAGACGATGTACCTCAATAACTTTACTACCATATCCTTTTACAGATAATGATACTTTATAATACCCATTCGATTTACTTAATGAGTTTTTTAGTTTTCTATTAGTCTTAGTATTAAAAACTTCACCGTCAGAGCTTACTATGTAGTTTTCATATTGTGTTTTTTTCCATTGTTTCATTTGAACTTCCTTTTAAAATTAACGCGTCAAATCCTTTGATCGCGTTTCTCACATCTACTTGGCCTGTGAGAGTTAGCCTTTTTTCAAAATAATGTATTGCGTCAGTAGGTGCTGAAAAGCACTTGCGAGTGTTTCACGCTCGCAGACTCCACTCTTAGATAGTTCCTGCAATGCGGTTAACTGAGCGTCAGTTAATCGCACGGTCACACAATTAGTTTTTACATCCTTTTTTTTGTTTTTCATTTGCTTTTCCTTATTAAATGATTTCGATTTCGTAATAAATCCCATGTAAAAAGAACCCTACGGCGTAGGGTATCTTTTCAATGGAAGGATAGATGAGTCACAATCTATATATTATTTATTATTTTTCTTCGGAACATGTGAGATATGTTGAAGACATTAGTAGTATAGGATTTAAATCAAAATCGTTTCACGGATTTTTAAATCCTATGGTTGATTTAATCTGGAAGTACTGAAGAAGTTGGGAAACAGCATTGAGTACTCTAAACCTATATTATACCATGTTTATTTCTCCCGTTTCAGGTAGTTCCTAACCCATCTATTTATTACTGGTATCTTCAAAGGTAGTGTTAGTGCACCTAAGATCATGTAGATGATTAAACAAACCATGTAGAATGGTAATAGTACACAAACGCAAAAAACGAATGCCAGTACTTCTAAAATAACTTTAACGAACAAATTCATATATCCTCTCAAGTACATTATTTATAGTATTTAGTACTGAGGGTAAAAAATTGGTGCAAAATAGCCCCTTTTGGGGCTTATTAAAAATGAATGGGGTTAAAATACTTTATTGTACTTTGAAATTTTCAATAAATTGTTGACGAGTTAACCCTGTCGTTTCGAGTGCACTTGTAATCGCCTTAGGCAATCTACCGTTAAATGAAATAGTGTATACAACACCTTCAAAAGCAACCGTAACTTTCTCGTGCTTACCAGTATTAGGCCAAAATTGTGAACCTTTAATTTCAGGATAACCAACTTCGGAAAGCATAGTTACCGCAGCATCATACATTGCTACATAACTTTCTTTTAATTTATGCAAGTAACCTACTGCCTTTTGGATTTCAGGCATATTTATTAGATCACTTTCAAGTACTGTTAGTGCCCCCTCTTTCCCTGTATCAAAATCGATAGAAAACCGCCAATGTGGTTTTCTATCAACGCCACCGAACACCAAAACTTCATCATTACCATAATATTTAATTTTTATAGTTATACAATCATTTGTTTTATCTACGACGATATATTCAATAATTGCATCTATAATCTTTCTGATCTTATCCCTATCATTATCTTCCATGTTCGTAAAAACAGCCCATTGAATAAGGATAAGAAATTCCATGATATCTACTTCAAAAGAACCTTTTCCTTGTAATGAAACTAATCTTTCTTTCAATTTCTCTACGGATAAAACAAGTTCCTTTCTCTTGCTATTAATTTCGTTCAAAGAATGAGCCAAAGAATTTACATCAGGTGCAATAGCTATTGCAGTAACCAAATTTGAAATTTTAGAATCTAAAGATTTGATCAATTTTTCTTTTTCATTGAGTTCTTCTTCTATTAGGGTTGTATCACTACCATTTTTTCTACTTTTATCCATGTAGCCAATTAGGAGTGCAATCATAGTACAATGTTCAACTAATTGTGCTGTAATTGACCAACCTGAACAATTTTTTTGTAGATGTACCCCATTAGTACAGATGTATCGAGCTTTACCATGATTCATAAATGAATGCATAGTCCCGCCACATTTACTACATCTGAGAATAGAAAGACCAGAAAGTAATTTTATTGTGTCTGCACCATCTTTTTTTGATTTGTAGTTGTTTTGTTGTTTCCTTTTTTCCAATAAGAAAAACTCAGCTTCATCTTTGCACAACCACGGATAATAATTTTCTAACTTATAAGGTACACCTCTAAGATTTATAGTACGTTCTCCAATCAATGCACGGTTATCACGCATTTTTTTTAGTACTTGGTAATCCCACTCTCTTCCCTTCAAACCATTTGGATATTTCTCATCAAGGTATTTCTTAACACTGTAAACACCATTGCCAGACAAGAACATATCAATTATTTCTCGGGCAATATTCCAGTAAAAAGGATGTTTTTTTACTGCTTCATATTGTGATCCAGTATCATCTATCCAGAATGGATGTCGGCCAACTGACTTAATGTTTACTGGCAACCCTTCTTTGTGGCGTTCGACCAAAGCAACAACATTACCTACAGTCCTGTTAGATTTCGTTTCGGACTCTTCATTGCCACGGATAAACATCAGAATAGAAATCATAAGATCAGTAGGGTTTTGTCTGATGGTATCTCGGTTATAAACCTTCCGATCCATTCCCGTGACAATCGTTAGCCCTAAACCTATCAACTCAAGGAATAAACGCAGTGCTTCATCCACCTGATCACGTGAAAGGCGGTCAAGATTCTCACAGTAAAGCCATGAGTCAGACGGTATAGCAGCGTTTTTTACGGCGTCTATGAAGTCGCCCAACTTACCCGCCCGGTTCTTTCCGCGAAAAGCACTTACGCCAGGCTCGATAATTTCAACCATTTCAAGGCCAGCTTCTTCAGCATAGGCTTTCGCCGCCGCTACCTGTCTGGTTCTGGTAGTCCCTTTATCCTGCCTATCTGTTGACCACCTGATGTAGCTATAAAGTTGCGGCATCTATATAATCCCCGGCATTGTGAGCAACTGATTGTACAAAAAAATGTCTAAGATTGGATTTATATCATTAGGGTGCCCGAAAAACCTGGTGGATTCTGAACGCATCCTGACCGAACTTCGCACCGAGGGCTACGACGTGGTGCCAAGCTACGACAACGCCGACATGGTGATCGTGAACACCTGCGGGTTTATCGACAGCGCGGTTCAGGAATCCCTGGAAGCCATTGGTGAAGCCCTGACGGAAAACGGCAAAGTGATTGTGACCGGTTGCCTGGGCGCAAAAGAAGACCAGATCCGTGAAGTGCACCCGAAGGTGCTGGAGATCACCGGTCCACACAGCTACGAGCAGGTGCTGGAACATGTTCATCACTACGTACCCAAGCCTAAGCACAACCCGTTCCTGAGCCTGGTGCCGGAACAGGGGGTGAAGCTGACGCCGCGTCACTACGCTTACCTGAAAATTTCCGAAGGCTGCAACCATCGCTGCACCTTCTGCATTATCCCGTCCATGCGTGGCGATCTGGTGAGCCGCCCGATTGGCGAAGTGCTGGCAGAAGCCAAACGTCTGGCCGATGCGGGCGTGAAGGAGCTGCTGGTGATC